GTAAGCACCCCCAAGGGCAGCAAGAGCGTTGATATACTTAGCAAGTGGTGCTTTGTATGCCACGTATGTGGTGTCCCCTGCTGCATCAAGACGGTCAAAATAGTCCTGTGCTTCTGCACCAATTGGTGTTCCGAGCTTCTCAGCGTATCCAATCGCCCCGTGCTGGTATAGTGATATTGGGTTCATTACGATACAGTCCCGATTGAACCCATGACGACCCACGTGTCTGTGGACACTTTACGAAGTGAAACTGCTGAATACTGGGATGACATGTCACCACTCCCCGCAGAGGTACCATTGACGATAACACCTGTATCACCTGCAATTGATGTGACCCCCGCACCGAGCTGTTCTACGGCAATGACCGTCCCAATCGGGAATGCCACGCTCGCATTTGTCGGGATCGTCAGCGTATTTGCTGAGACGTTGCTTATACTCACCACCTTACCTGCGTCTGCCAGGACGAGGGTATATGTCGTGCCGCTCTGCGCGTTGTCTGTGACCACTGTCAGGTCTTGGTCACCTGTGTTTGTCCCAGATGTTACATCTGTCACTGCAAGGGAAGCGTTCAGTTTAGCCCTCACACTTGCTCCAGGTTCGCCGTTTGATATAGTTGTCATGGTATTTGTCTTCTGAGGTTAGTCGATCCAAACGTCTGTGTCATCCCAATTTCCGGAATCTTCCCAGAATCCGGTGGTTAAGAGCCAAGAGCCCTCTGGTATTGAGAAGTAGTCAGGGAGTGTTACGTTTACAAATTCATCAAGGGGGTCGTTTGCTGTCAACATTTCTTCAACCGTGTCACCCCAGTAAGCAAACAGTTCAAGGACTTCGGGCGATGAGATGTACTTTTGTTCAACACACACCACCTGCATCGATACACGCCAATAACCCACCCCAAAATGCACCATGGTGATTTTGCCGATGGGGGTGACCTCATAGTTTTGCATCCCCAGTGCATCAAGCAGCAGATCAATTGTGAAATTCTCTGCTCCGTTGTTCAACACATACGCGTACCACCCCTGGAACAGATCAAGCTCATCCTGTGAGAACTCCCACCGGAGTTTGACGACTCTACGCAGGTCATTGTGTATGTTGCGCCTCCGGAGCTTACCAGATGCGAACTTGGTGGACACACAGCCATCATCCTTGGCGAATGAATACTTCGCTGATGGTGCTGGCAGTTGTGTCGGGAATATGTTGTCTGTTGCCATTGTTAAGAGTTCCTCTTATCACGTTGGTTTAATGCACGTGTGGTGTCACCTGCACCAGTCCTGATGTTGTTGTCGATCTTGGCTACTGCACGGTTCACTGCAATGTTAATGATCCGTTCCTTATCGGTTTCAACTTCTTCGACCTCAGTCTCACCACCCCCGAAGTTCTGGACATTCACAATGACGGGTTTTGAACTGCCCCCACCACCGTTTGCCAGATCCATGAAGTTCTTCTGTTGGGAGGTGTTGAGGATCGCCTCGCCACTGTTGACGTTCGCTGTCAGCTGGTCACCACTCAAGCTGTTGCCTGGGATGAACCCACCCTGTGCATAGTTGCCCACCTGCTGCTGACTGATCGCGCTGACATTTGCCATACCTGCTGCCACCGCTGCTGCTGCTGCTGCCACCCCAAGAGCTGGACCTATAACGGGTATCCCTGCCATCGCAGCATATGCTGATGTGGCAGATTCATAAGTCTTAATGGTGGTGTTTGCAATCGCTGCTGCCTTGTAGATGTTCGCAAGGTCGTTGTTCCCTGTCCGGGCGAGGATTGCCATGTTGTCTTGGAAATCATCGAAGCTTGCAAGTGCGGTGTCCCACCGTTGCTGCTGGAGCTTGCGTTCCTGCTCTTTGGCATCCTTCTCGATCTTGGCCTTTATGTCCTCAACGCTCTGCCCGGTCAGAAGTGCGTACTCCTCAGCGAGGTGCATACGCTTGACGTAGGAAGCCTCGATCGCCTCTTCCTCAGACAAAAGGGATTCCTCAAGGCGTGAGAATGCTGTCTCAATGCGTTCCTGCTCTTTGGCATCGAACTCTTGAGAGCTGCGCACCGGCACCGCTTCTCCGGGGGTGATACCCAGTGCGTTAATCCCCGCTAGCCGATCTTCTGGGACTACTTTATCTTTTGCCCCAGTTATATGGTTCAGGGTCGTCTCGATTGCTTTCAGTTCAGCATGTGCAATTTTGAGGTCATGTTGGATGAAGAAAAGTGGCCTACCACTTGCACCTTCCGTTCCGAGTGCCGCCATCTCATCCTTCAGTTTTTGCACACTCTCAGCCTGGTCCCTAAATGCTTTTCCAAGTGCTGTAATTTCACGTTCCCTTCGTTTGGGGATCATCAAGTCAAACGAATCAGAAAGATCGTCAAGGGCTCTGTTGAGTGGGCGCAGCGTCTCTTCATTCTCGCCAAACATTTTGATGGCTACTCTGGCTTCTTTCACCTGGGAAATGATCTCCCCCATGTCAAAGATGTCATTGGCCCTTTGGATGTCCTCAATCCCCTCAGTAAGCTCCCGAATAAACCTTGTTGAGCCAATCAGGAAAGAGTTAAAACCATCATCCAATCCAATTGCTGCTGCCAGTGTTTTGTTGAACAGCTCAAGTTCTGTTGTCGCCCTACGGAAGTTACCTCCAAGTGTATCAGTCACTTCAGCAAGGTTACCCGAGTACCGCTTGCTCATTGCCTCAGCGAATGCAGGTAGGAAATCGATAGCCATGACCTCACCCATCTCAAGCATCTTGTTGAGTTCTTTGGTGGTCACACCCATTGACTCTGCCGCCATGGAGAAAGCACCAGGGATGCGCTCACCGATTTGGTTACGCAACTCCTCAGCTTGAACGGTGCCTTTCGATGCTACCTGCGAGAAAGCGACCAACACACCATTCAGTTCATCTGCAGAGAGTCCGAACGTGGCAGCAGCATTGGCGGTGCCTTCAAACAGTGCTCTTGTGTCCTCCGCACCCAGACCCAATAGGTTCATCGACTCAGCAAGACGTGCGTAGGGTCCTGCTGCTTTGGTGAGCACCAGTGCGTTGTCTCTTGACACCTGAGTCAGCCACTCGATCTCAGCTGCTGCGTTCTCTGCCGACCCGGTGATGAAAGTCAGCTGTTTGTCAATCTTCTCAAACTCAGCTGTGGTGCGCAGGACAGCAGACAGCGATCGGTATGCCGTGTAGACACTGACAATTGATGCTGCCAACCGCACGAAAGACTTAGACAACTGGGAGGTTGCCTTCTGGGTCTGTGTTGCACCCCTGCCTGTGGCTTTGCGAAGTCTTTCGAGGTCGTCAGTTGCCCTCCGAACCTGTGAGGAATCAACTTTGAGGATTAATTTTGCTGTTTCTTCCATGCTGTTTACGAGCATAGAGTCTATTCAGCTGTAAAAGCAACTCTGATTCTGACCTTGTCGGTTTGGTGCCTGTCACCGATGACCATGCAGCAATCGATGCCCAAGACATGTCCCCCGCGCTCATGATCTCAAGAAACCACTCCCACAGGTACCCCATGCCTTCTGGCATCTCAGGTTGTTCCGCCAATACTTTTGGTTTCTTTCCTGTCTGCTTCCACACCTTCATGAGGTGGGTGCGCTCAGTAGCTTCTGATCCCGGTATGGGTAGGCTCAGTTGGATCTCGGCCTCAGCAAAGGCCAGAAACTGATCTACCCGTTGCCGAAAAAACGCTTTCTGTCAGCTGCGTAGCTGTTAATCGCGTCTGCAATCTGAGGTGCATTACGGAGGAAATTGATCTTGTTCTCCTCAGTGCACTCCTCTTCAAAAGACCAGGCCTTAATCAGGGCAGCAAGGATGATGAGCTTGCTGTCAGCTTCCCGTTTCGTGACGAACGCAAGACGCTCCTCATCGTCATCGATCTTCGCAGCGATCTCAAGAGTCGTTGAGATCTTGCGCTGTTCCTCCGTGTTGGCCCGTTTAAAATCATCTGAGTCAATGCCGAGGATCGTGAGAGATTCTTCAGTCATGTCACCATTTGGCAGGCTGAGGGGGAGGGTAACACCCTCGTTTGCTTTGTCGCGTGTGTAAAATTGTTCCATGTAAACCAGACAACGTTTATCGGTTTGGTCAGTCAACAAAAAACCCCACCTCTTTCGAGATGGGGTTTCTGGGCCGTACACAACTATGCTGGGGTACGTGTGATTGAGATGTTGCTCAGCTCACCTGTGTCATACAAGGCTTGGAGAGGGAAGTTGATAGTGATCGGCCCACCTCCACCAGCGACATCTGGTTGGCCACCATTGTATTTGATGCGTGGGAGGAGGATGGTATAAGAGTTGCCCTCTGGATCGGTCAGTGTGACTTCGAGGGTCGACTCTGTCTCATCCAAGAACTTGTCGAGAATGACGGTGTCCTCGAAGTATGCGGTGACACTGCCGGTGAGGTTGCAGCGGCCACTGGAGGGGAGGATTGTTTCGTCACTCCCAATCACGTTACGTGCTTCGAGCCCATTCTCGAGGGTTAGAGCTACTTCAGTCACCACTGAGACTGCCCCACCCGCCTCAAGGATCGACCCGGTGAAGGAATCGAAAGGCTGTGTGGTCAGGGGTGCAGTGAATGTTGGTGTGCCCAAGCTGGACAAGTCAGCCAGTGGGTTCTGGCTTTGCCCGAGGACCGTAAAAGACCCGGTCACCATTCCGCTTGCTGGGATCGTCAGGCTGAGGGAGTTGAGCTCAACCCCTGCGTATAGGAAATATGGGTCACCTGCTGGGAGATCCTCGAAGTGTCTGAGGATCGAGAAAGACCGACGAACAACACCTGCTTTAAGGACATCGGCTGTCCAAGTGCCCATGAGTGTTGCCTCAAGGAAGTCATCAAAAGACGAGTAGCTCAGCTCAAAGCTGATGTCCCCACCAACTGCTTTGACACCATGACGGAAGTCACGGACCTGTCGGTCAGCGTGGAGTTCTTCCGATTGGAAAGACTCTTTGCCCAGCCCGAGGGAGGTGCCGGTGTGCCGTAGGTCGATAAACCCAGGGTCAGAAACAGGAGTGACACCATAGGTGACCTCCGGGACGTAGAACATATTGTGGCGAGATGCGTCAGACATAGTATTAGTTGGTTAAATTACAGTTCTGGGCAGGTCTGCCCTGTAAGTGATAGTAACAGACTTCCGATACCAGTTGTCAAACATAGAACCTGCATTGACTCCTGTGTTGGTGATCGTGGTGACAATCCCACCATTGGTGAACCCCTTGCCTGCGATAAACTCTGCTCTGAGTGCGTCGACCCAAGCATCCATCGCGCCGATGCTCTGTCCTTGTGGCACGTTGAGATCCACTTGGAGGAACCCGGTGACTCGGTCATCCCCACCCGCTCCGAGCGTGGTGACAAACGGTTGGTTGGGCACAAATGAGATTGCTGCCCATTTGGGCATCTCAGAAGGGTCAAATGGGACATTCTCATAAGAGATGGCACCGTCGAAACCCTGTGCATCAAGCACACCCTTTGCTGCACTCATCAATGCTTTTCTCACGTTTGATACACTCATTGGGCTTTAAGTTTTGATGTTTCTAAAATAAAATTCTTTCTCAGCATACCTGCAGGTGCTTGCCTGGAAAAGCCAGCACTGGTGACCCGAGCTGTTGGGCCTTTGTACCCACCGTACTCGATCTTGACTGAGTAAGGTTGGTTGTTTGTCAGGAATACAGCATCTGTGTGGGAGATTTTCAAGAATTTAACGAAGGTGCTCAGCTTGGCCTGCGTCTTGGCACCACTTGGGTCAGTCACATCTATTGTGCCTGACGCTGGGTGTCCTGATGTGATCTGCCAGTTGCCTTTGAGTCGACCACTGTGTTTCCGGTCACTGATGGGAGTGTCATCGATAATGGCACCGAAGAGTCTGAGGATGATACGTCTGAGGCTCATCTCAAGCATCCTCTCTGCACTGTGTGTCCACTTGGATATGTCCTTCCCGAACTGTGCATGGGTGGTCACTATTGAACCCTCCCACCAACGAGTGGTTTGATAGCTCCTGCAGGTGCATCCCCTATCAACACAACTGAACCATCATCTGGGTCTCTGCCACTGAGACGTGCACCGACCGTGTAAAGCAATGGGAAGTTCTCAAGAGGACTGAGTGGCATCACACCGGTGTTTTCATCCTCGGTGCCAATGTCCCACAGTTTGTCCTCGAACAACACCTGGTGCCCTACTTCGGGGACAAAGTCCAGAGTCGTGGGGTCAACAAGGAAGATTTTTGTCTGCCCTGTGGCGAGCCCGGACAGGAATCCTTGGTCGTAGTACTTGAACCCTGCACTGACCGATGGCACCGACAAGAGCTTTGGGAACGTCTGCACGTACTCAGTCGGGGAGATGGTGCCCTCGATCGGGTCAAACCCTGTATCCAGATAAGCACGGATCTCACCAGGCCGCCCAAACTTTTTGAGTAACTTGTGTGAAGCCTTCTGGGTTTTTGTGTAGTTGAATCCCATGTCTATGCACGGATGACTGCTGAGAAAGCACCAATGCCGGTTCTCATCAGTGGTTTGAGTAGATCAAGAGCGTCATTGAATACCGGACTGACAGAAGATGTGCCCGTCTCAGCATATTGCACTGTGATAGGCCCTACCTTCTCCATGGTGGTCTCCTGACCATCTCCATTGGGTCTGAGGTCTGTGCCTGCTGCCGACTCCACTGCAAGGAGGATTTGGGCTTCTTTCAAGCTTTCCGGGATCTCATCAGATACAACCGGGTAGTTGTTCACATAGTACGGGTATCGGGGGTGTGGCATACGTTGCACCGAGGTTGACCGAGTCCCCTTGTAATCCTGCTCA